AGGCTAACGCCGTGGCGAGCAGCCACGGCCTCCAACTCTGAGCGCAACTCTGCTGCCTGCCGCAATTTTGCAGCAACACGATATTGCGCAATTGCATTTTCAACTCGCTCCATTTGCTCATTGTCAATGCCGGAAATAAATGCTGCAATCTCATCATTAGAGTGCATGGAAAAATCAACAGTGCGGATTTTGGACATTTGTTTTACTTTCTTAGTTGTTGGCATGATTGCCGGTTAGTGATTACTGCATAACCTATCGTGTAGTGATTTGCAAGAGATTATTTGATGTATTTTGCACCATTTTTAGTTGCTATTACACCATATGTTTTTGCTACAGGATTGCCGCCAACAACGTTTTGAAAAATTTTTACCACAGTACCGTCAGGCAGCAGCCTTGCATTACCGCCACTCGCCCCTTCAAGGTCATATTTAATATAAACAACAACTTCGTTTTCATCTGCAAACAAAGAGTTCAAATAAGATTTGGACCTACCGCGAATATAAACTTGCATCTGATTAACCCTTTGTTGCTTTAGATGCTGCTGCTTTAGATGCTGCTGCTTTAACATATCATTTCTCTAAATAATCGATGGCCTCGCCACGCGTCATGTGGAAATCAAACATTAACAGTTCGATACACTCAGTTAAAAATATATCTCCCAATTTATATTTCCTTTTTATTTGACGTTTTGTCAGTTTCAATTACGTACCCCCTTGTTGCTCGCCTTTGATGAGGTCACATTGCCTGCAAATCACTAACAAATCGTTAACATCGTGTCAACCTAGATCGTTTGGTGCAAATATTTGCTATAATCAGACTCGCGGCATTATTGCAACAATTGTCACTGCCCTATAGGTGCTGGCTCAACGGCTAATGTAATCAGAACGCGCACGCGCACGCGATTGCAAAAACCGTGCCAACTTACCCAAATTTGTACATACAACTTAAAAATTAGTATAATCGAATATAGATAATTATATCCATATTCGATTATACATTAGTTAAAATCATCATCCAAATAATGTTTAATATGCGTCTCTGATAAATAATACCAAGCCATATTATAATTTTTTAAGTTTTTATAATAATGATATGAATAAGGCATTGTTCAATCCAATCTAAACCCTTTGAAACTTGGAATACGTGGTTTATTTTCTGCTGTTAAATTCTGATATTTAAAATTAAATATTTTACCTAAATATTTGCTTCTATTATTCCAATACTCAATTCGTTGCGCATCTGTAAAGCCTGTACCTACATTAAACACAATATCAGGCTTTGACATATCTGCGAATTGGCAGATAAATGCGCCTAATTTACCGGCGGCAGATAAATTAGCTTGATGCTTAGAGCGCTTCATTAACCCTAATGCATCTAATTCAGGCTCATTATCATTATGCATTTGCTCGACAAAATCAATAATAATAGCTTCGCCGTCCAAAAATGGTTTATATTTTAACAATCCACCTTCCTTTTCTGTTGAACGCCCGTACTTATATTTGCCATTTGGGTCGCGTACCATAATCCCCTCGGCACCTAATCCAACATAATAGTCTGCGCATTTTTGCAAATTGATTGCATTTTCAATTTCATAATGCATAACTAATTTACAATATTTGGTACTTTCTGTATTTGATGTAATTGCGCTATTTGCACACTGCCATCTATTTTTAAATGGTAGATTTGAAACCATATCAAATACATAAAATGTAAAATCTGGTGCACCATCTTCCGACATAATACCAGACTGACTTATGTTGAATACATCAGGATGATGAATATCACCAACAACTAACTCTCCATCTAAACCATCTGGCAAATGTTTTAAGCAATGCTGAATATACCGATTGGGAATAAGCTTAAATGTGCGGCTTAACGCATCGCCTCGCTGCATAACACATCTAATGCCGTCGATTTTTTCAGATGCATAAACAGGATATCTAAGATGATTTAAATTTTTTGGTATTTTGCCGGAAAGCATGGGTTTAAATTTAGACATTAGATTTTAGCCTGAATTTTGAGCCAATAGATCGCTTCTTCTTCTGTAGAACCAAATGCATATTCTTCTTGATATAAAGTATATTTATTTTCTTCAATTACTGCCATAAAACGCATATGTTTAGGATTATTTTTATACTCATTAACTACAATTTTTTTTTCATAAGATACATAACCATAATGTAATGGATGTGAATCTTTTAATTGTTTAAAATGAGCGTTCATTTAGATACTCCAAAAGTTGGTTTTATTCTTCTAACAACGAGCTATCAATAATAGCAAACGCTCGTCCAGTAGTGCCGATTTCTTTTGCTTGTGATTTAGCAATCTCTGCAATAATACCAGCATCAATCATGCTCTGTAAACATCTTTTAATTGCACTCGTTGCCCCTAATCTGTCGGTTCTAAAAGGTGCCGCTGATATAACTTTCTTAGAAATGTAGCTATAACCGATAAATCGTTTATCATACATTTTTTTACCAGCCGAGCTTTTATCATAAATAGCAGCGCATTTCTCATAGGGTTTTAGAATATAATCTCTTATTGCTTTTATAATCAATGATTCTTGTGTATTATCTGAATTAGAATTGCCAAGTTTGCCTTTCTCAAATTTAATCATAATACGCTGACTGTCATTTTTAACAAAATCGATAGCCCATTTTGCAGTATCGTAATCAATGCATGGAAATCCTTGGTTTATACCCACACTAATCAATGCTGCTAAACGCAATCCTTTAATGTGGGTACGATTCCATAACTCGCCTAAAGCATCGCTTTCCGCTTTATTTACCTTATTTGTGCAATATATATCAAATTGATCAAATAAGGTTTCTGCTTCTGGTGTTAGTTTAACGTCCAAAGTTTGATTATTTTGAGTAAGCATTAAAACTGATGTAACAACGGAAGATAAACTATGTAACAGGTTTTGCGATGGTTTAACATTTTGAAAGTTTTTATTAGCCGGCACTCTGTCGCCTGTATATTCAATAGTCAAAAAACGAGGCAATAAACCGCTAATAATACTTTCTTCGGTTATATGATCATATACGGCACTAGGTGTGCTTTCACCGATAATAGTCAAGGCTGGACTATGTAAAGTTTTAGTATTTTTTTCTTTGTCTGAATAGGCAACTGGATTAAATGTCGCACCACGTCCGCTTTTATGATATAAATCTAGCAACATTTTCTTTAATGCTGCTTTTGGATTTCTAGGATCGGCTAATTGCTGCATTTCTAAACCAAACTCACCAATAATTGAAAACATACTTCCTAACGGATTATCCGACAAATAACGAGTTAAACCTTGACCAGATGCGAAAATAGATGGTCCTACAAAACTTTTTGTAATATCAGACATTTTGCTTACATAATTCATCAATTCGCCAGTTTTTGTCGCCATTGCTTCTTTACCACGACCTGTTTTAGCTAGCAACAAAATGTACATATTTAAACCCTGACCGCTAATATTATATGCGCGACCGCATATTCCAGCCACCATACCGATAGCGCCAGCTAGAGCTATTTCGGGGACCGGACGAATACTAGAGCTATAGATATAGTGTGCAATTTCCCCAACTAATCCGGGGGGTGGGGAAAATCCATTTTTAAGAGGAATATCACCATTAAAGTCATTTTCTTTAATTTCTAATTGTTTTGCAACTTTTTGTTTTTCTTCATATTTCATTTTCTCAATTTCATTGTTTAGCATGTCTAAGTTAATAGGAGGTAATAATTTATCAAATGCCCTATTTAGCATATAACTCAAATAATCAGTACGTTTTGCTTTATCCCTTTGTCCAAGCGGCGAAGCTCTAAATATACGTGCAATTTGTTCTTTGTTTTGAGTATAAAACGCAATAATATCAATAAAGGCGAAATCTGCTTCAGATTGTGATTGATGAATAAATTTCCATTCTCCATTAAAATACATTTTGAATTTATCGCCGTTTTTGGCATCCTTTGCCATAGCAATAATTTCATCGTCAGAATGTTTTATTTCTGTAGTACCATCATAATCAACTGTTTTTGTTCCTTTGCTCATTTCATTATACAAAATTGAAACTAACTCTTGACGTTCAGATACAGGTTTATTATTATAAACATTACCAGTTAAAGTCATATAACGCAAATTTGAATAAATTTCAATATTACTTCTGCGGCGTCCTGTTTGAGTTTTACCTTTTACAATAATATGTAAACCTTTACCACTAGGACTAATTTCAGCATAACTATCAAACGCGTTATGAACTTCGATTTGGCGATTAATTTCATCTAATTTTTCTGTGTAATCTAAGTCAATAAATGTAAATGGATCATTTTCAGTTAATACAAAACCTATACCAGTATAATATCCTAATGATAATGCTTGAATAGCATTGTCATATGTACCCCATGTATTAGGTACATTTACGCTGGCCATATTGCCAGTATGTGGGCAATATGGAATTTTGTCTAATTTACTCCCACCCTTATCTTCATAACGCCAACAAATAAATTGCCTAAATGCCCGCAGTTCTATTGGAATATTACCTAGCATTATCTTTTTCTTTATCTAAAAAGCTAATGAGTGTTTCTAATTTAGATGCACTCGGGTCGTTAATAGCCGATCTAGCAAACGATCTTAACCAAGATATTGTTAATCCAGTTTTATTAGATATAATCTCATAGGTTAAATTGCGCGATCGACTAAGCAATAATCGCCTAGCCTGATTGATCATTCGTTTTCCGTATTTTGTTTGTTTTGGTTGTATACGCCGCATTGTATCACCTACTCTAGTGCACTCGGATTGACACTGTATACACTGGCGACAACAGCCAGTCTACTAGCAGCAAACGCTATTTTTTCCTGTTGACTGCAGCGCGTTGCGTCTGTAGGCTACAAATCACTAGAGCGGACACACACAACACCGTATCAACGCTAGAGAAATTTAATCGCAGTGACGGTGCTGCAACCAACACGGATTACGTGTAATGTAAATGAACCATATTGAAAATTAATTATTACATAAGCATTTTTTAAATTAAAAATATCACCTAAAAATATTATATATCTATTTACTAGAACTTAAATATGATGTGAGTAAATAAATCATCAACTCTAAATGGGAATATGGTCATGGCTATAAATGCCTCTAACCAATCCACAGAACAAACAAATGTCGATCCTGATATTATATCAATGGATGATAATACCCTGTTAGTTGCTTGGAATAAAACCCAAGGTATTTTGCAAACATATAAAGTTAAAGAGCATGTTTTGCGTACTGAAATTGTAAGGCGGAAATTTTCTACCGCTGGCAAAGGTACTCATACGATTGATTTGCCAAAAGGATTTAAACTCAAATGCGTTAAAAAACTCAATTATCGAGTTAATGCAAAAGAAGTTAAAGACGCATTGGCAGAAATTGCAAATCTTGGTAATGAAGGTGTTTTTGTTGCAGATAGATTGATAAAATGGCAACCTGAATTATCTCTTACCGAATATAATGAAATTACAAAGCGTTGCACTGGTAAAGCCGATAATAATGCCGATAAAATCAAAGCATACATCGATAATGTTTTGACTATTAGCGACGCAATGCCAACATTAGAGATTGTGGAACCAAAACATAAATAATTATAATTCGGTTGGGTGATGCTGTTGAAATTAGAGCTAGCCTGTAAAATCTCAAATTATGAGATGTGAGATAATCCGAAATAATGGCATTTGTATATAACTAATATATTCTAATTTAAATTAGGCATATAGCTCAATGGTTAGAGCCAATCGCTCATAACGGTTTGGTTGCCGGTTCGAGTCCGGCTATGCCTACCATCTATCTATTATAATAATTCCTAAGTTTTAATTATAGTTTGATGTTTCTATAATTATATGATACTTTAATTTTCTCCATTAGATTAAAGTATTGATTATTATAATAGATTTTGCCCCCTTGGCGGAATAGGTAGACGCGGCAGACTTAAAATCTGCTGTTAATAACGTGCCGGTTCGAGTCCGGCAGGGGGCACCAAATTTAATCGGACTAATTAAATGTCTAAAGCTGTATTTAATTTAGAAAATGGCAGTTCGGTTGTAATAATCACTACATATGACCAAAAGCCGATTCCAATTAGGATTTTTGACTGGTCAGCGGTCACTGATAATTATGATATAAATGATCCAATCGGTTATGGTAAAACAGAAATAGAGGCTATTAAAGATTTGATTGACCAATTAAACGAGGTTTTATGAAAGAATATATTAATAATCCTGACCATTATGGTGGTAAAGATAATCCTTACGAAACCAGAAAGGTGATTAAAGCATGGGGTTTAGGTTTTAATTTAGGTAATGTGATTAAATATGTATCTAGGGCTGGTAAAAAGGACGATATCATTCAAGAATTGAAAAAAGCTCAATTTTATTTAAATGATGAAATAGCTAATTTGGAAATGCTAAATGACAAAAATTGACGTTCTCGACAACGGTTTTGTTAGATTAGTTGATAGTATGGGATCGGATTTATCTATTGTCAGGGCAGCTAGAGTTTCCTATAATGCCGAGTGGCGTAGTGGTGAAAATGAGCGTAACGATATTAAATTGATTAACTATCTTTGGAGAAATAAACATACAACGCCTTTTGAAGCTGTTACGTTTACATTTGAAGTAAAAGCGCCTATTTTTGTTATTAGACAATGGCATAGACATAGAACGTGGTCGTACAATGAGGTATCGGGTCGCTATAGTATTTTGCCTAATGAATGTTATGTTCCAAAAGAAGATAAAATAGGTGTGCAATCTAAAACGAATCATCAAAGTCGAATTTTAGATATGATGAATGAAAAGGCCAATGAGGTTATTAACGCATCGGCTGTAAGATTAATTAAAAAAGCTAACTATGAAGCATTTGAGCATTATAATAATTTGTTAATTATGGGTATTCCTCGCGAAGTGGCGAGAATGATTTTGCCATTAAACACTATACGCATATGTTCACAACAGTAAATCTTTTAAATTTACTTAAATTCATAGAATTACGTAAAAGTGAGCATGCACAATATGAAATTAGAGTTTATGCAGAAGCATTATTGAAACTAATTGAAAATATAATTCCTGAAACAATCCTAGCATTTAAGAGAAATAATGGAACAGCAAAAATGGAATAAAGAAAACCATATTAAACGTGAATATAAATCTTACGATAATGTATTTACTTCTGTTGACTGGACGGAAATTAGATTACGTAGATTAAAATGGCATGTTGAAATGAATTCCCCATTATCTTTAATAACCGAGGCGTTTGGTGGATGTAGTAAATTTGAAATTGATAAAGGTGTGAAATTATTAAATGCCAATTTACTAACTAGAGCAGCCAAAGATAATAATACAAAATCATTTTATGCATCAACTACAGAATTTTATTCTACTGTAATACAGAATAGTAGATTTAATATAAAAGCTCATATGGATTATATAAATGAACCTACAGTCTACTAATACATTATCTGTAAATTCTGGTATTAAGTTATTTGTTTATGGTAAATCTGGTTCAGGTAAAACATTTATTTGTTCAACAGCACCTAATCCTATTATTATATCGACTGAAAGAGGATTGTTGTCTTTAAGACAATTCAATTTACCATATATTGAAGCACCATCATTAAGTGAAGTTGAAAAGTTTATTGGCGAAGCTATTAAAAGTCAATTTACAACCATTTGTATTGACAGTATTACAGCCGCTTGTAATATTGAATTAGCTAGAATTATGCCCACATATAAGAATAAATTGCAGGCTTATGGTGAAATTAGCGAGCGTTTGCAGATATTAATGTGGAATATTCAGCGGTCTAGTGGAAAACACTTTTATATTACAGCGCATCTTGATACATATCAGGATGAAATGGGAATGTTAATGTTTGGTCCTTCATTTCCAGGTAAAGCATTAAATAAAATATCCCCGTATATTTTTGATGAGGTATTTTATTTACATAGGAATAAATTAGCAGATGGAAAGGAAGTTACTGTATTAAGAACACGCTCAACTAATACAATTGAGGCTAAAGATAGAAGCGGCTGTTTAGGTGAATTAGAAGAACCTAACATCGCTAATATCATAAAGAAAATTACAACAAATTAAGGTAATAAAAATGACACCTACATTTAATTTTGACGCACGCACTGTAAAGCCGCAAACTGAATTTACACCGCTTATTCCTGGTATGTACAAAGTTGTTATTGAAGCTAGTGAAATTAAACCGACAAGGGCTAATAATGGGGGTTTTGTTGAAATTAAACTAAAAGTTATTGAAGGCGAGTTGACTGGACGAATGATATATGAGCGTTTGAATATTTGGAATGATAATGAAATGGCGGTTAATATTGCCAAGGCCACTCTTTCTTCAATTTGTCATGTTACTGGTGTTTATGTTTTGAATAGCATCGCTGATTTTAAAAATTTGCATAATATTCCAATGTTTATTAATGTTGATTACAGCTATCCAAAAGATAGTAAAGAGCCAAATGGTAATCGTATTAAGGGATATAAGGATATTAACGGTAATGATCCTGGAAAGAGTTCCCCTGGACCTAGCCAGCCTGCACAGCAGGCTGCACAGCAGCCTGCACAGCAGGCATGGGGGCAGTCGGCACCACAGCAGCCTGCACAGCAGCCTGCACAGCAGCCTTCACAGCAGCCTTCACCAGCAGGTAATCCACCGTGGGGGCAGCCTGTACCTACAGCGAGCGCAAATACCC